ATTGAACATGATGCTTCCCGCCAAGTGGGAATAGTAGAAAACGCTCGCGTAGATATGGATAAAGTATGTCGGGCAACGGTTCGTTTTAGTGCTCTTGGAAGTGCCAACACTATATTTGGAATGATCCTGGAAGGTATCAGACCTAAAGTCTCAGTAGGCTATAACATTCGTGAATATTACTTTGAAGGTAATGATCTAATCGTTACACGTTGGGAACCATACGAAATTAGTAGCGTAAGTACTCCAGCGGATAATTCAGTGGGCATTGGACGTTCACTAAATAGTAATGATGAAATCACTTTAAAGGATGAAACACAAATCATGGATGAAAATCTAAACCAAGAAGTTATTACAGAAGAAGTACAAGAAACTGTAGAAGTACAGGAAGAAGTACAAGAAGTAATTACCGAAGAAAAAGCAGTAGTAGCCGAAGATATTCAAGAAGTAGAAGTACAGATTGAAGTAGAAGCGGAACGTTCAATTGATATTAGTTCAATTGTAGACGCTGTAAAAGAATCACTAAATAAAGATGTAGAAGATAAGCGTGTACGTGAACTTCAATCTATTTCGGATGTGTTAGGGATTAATACTGACGAAGCAATTAATAACGGTGTAAGCGTAGAGGATTTTAAACGCTCACTAAATAAAGAAAACCAATCAATTGATAAGGAAATCAAAATGGAAAATAAAAACATTATCACCGAAGGTCTACGTAGTCTAAAAGGTGAATCCAACGAACTAGAAAACTTCGAACGTGGTACACGTGGTTATTCTCTAGATATGAACGCAATGGTACGTTCTACCGCAGATACTACTTCTACTGTTACCGCAGCAGGTCTAGTAAAAGAACAACTAGCCGATTCTTATATTCGTGATCTACTTGCCCGTACTGTACTAGGTCAACTACCAGTTACTGTATTTGGTGGTCTAGCAGGTCTAGGTAATCTATCTATTCCAGTAGCTAAAGGTATGTCCCCAGTTGCTAAATTCTACGCAGAAGATGAAAGCGTAGTTGATGGATTTGAAACATTCGACAAAATCACCCTAAAGCCAGCAATGTTTGCAGCAGGTATCAAAATTACTAAAGCAATGCTACTAAGCAACGCAGCTACTGAACGTTATGTTACTGACGAACTACTACGTCATTGCTCTAATGGTCTAGAAAAAGAAGTATTCACCAAACTACAAACCGAAGTTCCAGTAGTTACTACCGCAGCAGTAGGTGTAGTAGATGTAGGTGATATTCAATCTGCAATCGAGAAACTAGGTACTGCAAACGTAGACGTTAATCGTTGTGTCGCAATTGTTCATCCAGCAATGTTAGCTAAACTACGTCAACATGCAATTTTGAATAACACTGGTGGTATTGCTGCCGTGGCCGGGCATCGTTTTGAAATGTGGCTTAATGACGAAGTACGAGTAATTGAATCTACTTTCGTAGCTCAAGATACAATTCTAATTGGTGACTTCTCCGCACTAGTATTTGCTAACTGGAATGATGGTCAAGAATTGGATTTTGATGACACTACTTATCGTGCAGCACAAACTATCGCAATCCGTTCTTTCCAGTACCTAGCAACCGCTATTACTCATGAAGAAATGTTTGTACAAATCAAACTAAAAGCATAAGGAAAAACCATGAGGCATTTTACAAGTAATCAAGTTGATACTTTTCTAAATGCCTTTGGTGAACCTATCACTTACGGGGCGTCAACATTTAGAGCAATTCTTGATGTTCGCCCCGTATTCATTGAAGGAACCGAAGGATTAATAGAAGATGAAGAAACATTTCTATCAGCAAAAACAATAGATATTAGTGCG